TATCTGATCTTATTATATTAATTAATTCTTGACCACCTATATTTTCAAATATAAGATCTGTCATTATTTCTATTGGCGTAGATTCATCATTAAATAAAATAATATCTGGTGTTGCTGCAACAACGCTTGGATTATTTGTTCCTGGATTTGGGCTAGATGATGGTAAGTTTGGAGTACTATTTACTGTTGACATTTTAAACCTCACTTAAGTAAACGGTCATTTCTGGTCCGTCTGCATCTTTATTATATTCTATATGATATACAACAAATCTTTTATCTTCTGATTCTATTATATCATTTCCAAGTTCGTCTTTATATTCTATATTGACAATATCTCCCAATTGAAGTATTGGCATTGAAAAAATCTTAACACCTACATTTTTACGTGGTCTAAGTATTTTATTAATTATCCATCCCATTAGTTCATTAGCATCGTCATTAGACTGAACATATGTTGGATCTAAAGAAAATTCTTTTTTGCCATACGTCAGCCTGCTTGTTTTTATTTTATCATAATCTAATGCAAGTCTAAATGGAGAAACAATTAAACCATCTTTTCCTATCATTGGATCTGAAAAGTTAGTATTTTTTGCAAAGTATGAGTCAACACTCAACTGACTATTAGATTCTTGTGTAAATGCTATACCTTGTATTCTTAAATAGTTTCCGCTAGACTCATCAAGATTAATTGATGTATCAGTTGAATTAAAAATTAAAAATTCAGCACCGTATGAACCTGCTTTAAATCCAGAAGTCGTGTATCCTTTAATTCTATTAAATGTTGGAGAAAGTTGTGCATATAATGCTGGATAGGCTTTGTCATACCTTACCTTTAGATATGCTGCTTCTCTCATAATGGTTCCAAACTCATCAAAATAAATATTAAAACTTGGTGGCTGACTTGTATTGATTCCAGATAAATATGTAGATTGTACAATACCAGACATTGCATACTTTCTAAAGGATTCATTGGCAGTTATATGTTCATCTCCAAAAGCAGCAGATACTGGTGTCTCTAACGAAAACGAAGTATTTTGGCTATAGTTATTAGCAAGAGCATATACATTTTCAAACATACACTTGCTTCCCCCACGAACAAATAGTGCAAGATTATTGTATATTGGCAATGGAGAGGAGTCGTCAACTACCTTTACTAAGTTATTATTTATATATAAATAAAATCTACGAGAAGACCCTATATCTTGATATTCTACTGCTAAATCATAAACAGTAGGATTTTGTTCTCCTATCATACGTGCTTGCCCAGTAAACTTACCATCGTCTACAATAATGTTACTTAACCCGCCCCAAAGTTTTATTGGTATCGCTTTTCCTGTTGGATCTGAATAAACTTTATAAAAAATAATATTGTGAAGATTATCTACATCTGAAGAATATTGACTAATATTTTTTTCTGTTAAAGCAACAATTTCAAAATAATAACCGACATTGGTTTCTGGGTTTATCATTACAGCAAGACCTCCAGAACCACCAGAGATATTTAATTGTTGGTTTGGTTGTGTTCCAGATAATACATAATATGGAACAGAGCCTACTGGAGTTTGTTCTTTTGTTTCGCTAATTTCAACCTTTCCAATAACACGCATCCTTGTTCCAAAATGCTTATACTTATTATCTAGCGGTTTGTACTGATATGAAATAAAGTTTATTGGTGACTCTATACTGCTAAAAGATGGTCCACTCATTACTAAAGCAGATGACTGAACAGATCCTGCCTGAGTAGATTTATTAGTATTTTTTTCAGATTCATTTACATAAGAGTGTGATAAAAAGTTTTTAATTATTCCAGTTCTAATATTTTCTTTTGCTCTTGATGAATTAGGGCCTGCAGGAATAGTTGTTCCTAATGACTTAGACTGAATAGCAGAATTATCTAAGACATCTCCTGAAGTCAATCCAAAAAGGTGTATGCTTTGCATATCGCATCCACGAACATAAGAGTTATTATTCCAATAAGAATTAAGTCCAGAATCATGTGAAATTATTTTTGTTCCAAATTGACCTCTTCCATGACGTGACACCTCGCCATTTTTCATTACCGTTACGTCATTAATAGTTTCATATTTTGGTTCTGAGTATATCCTTACCAATCCAGTTGGATACATTTTTCCATTAAATGTTAATTTAGACATATAGTCTTGATATTCTTGATTACTACTAATCCAAACATTTCCAACGGCCCCTGCTGTTTCTGTAGTATATGAAAATTTTCCATTTGACTCTTCTCTTAATATATTTTTTTGTGCTCCAGGTATACTGTATTGAACAGCATCAAATTTAATTATTTCACCATTTGCATAAAAATATCCGTTGTATCTGCCAAGCCAATATACTGCTTCTCCTAAATCTATTATGTTATTTACAAGTCTGTTGTTAACTACAGTAGGCAAATCTGCTGATAAGTTAGAGTTTAATGGAATGGCTGCTAGGTTATAAGAAGATTGATCAGATACTTCATTATTAATAGACCTTACATTTTTATCTCCAGTAATTTCCCATAGGAGTGAAGGCTTGTATATCCAGTTTTTTGCAGCAACCTCATTATCAATCATTGATGCTTGCTTTATACTACCGTACGACCTTTGGATATATCTTGTGTCATAGTTAATTACCCCATCATTATAGATGTTTCTTTCTTCAGAAGATATTTCAATAATATTAGATAACTTTTCATTTACATTTACATTTTCTCTTACTCCAATATGAGATAAATCTTTTGAGCCATAAAGAGTAAAATCAACACTTCTTTCTGAACTTGATGGAAGCATATAATTTTTGCTTATCATTACAAAATTATTGTACTCATCAAAGAACATAGCCGTTTGTGTAGAAACTGCTAGGTCATTTAAAACCTCTGCCACTGTTTTGTCTGGTGGTATGTAGAAAAATGGGATTATTAATTCTTTTTCGTTTTCTACTCTTTTAAAAACATAATTTGAAAATCCAATAGAGTCCAGTAATAATGATACTGCATAACTTAAAGAAACATTAGTGACCAACATTTCTGGTGCTTTGATTGATTCAAAATAAAAATATAAATCTCTTAGCCTTAACTCTACTTTTCTATCAGAATGAGAAAATGATGGAAAGCCTTCTGAATACATTGTTTTGATAGGAACAAAATAATCATACCCATTAACGTTTACAATTATGTCATAAAATTTTATTTGTATATTGTTTGAAATATATTCATTAATAATGCTTAATGAATTATTTTCATTAAAAGAATTATCATAATCAAATATAGTTAATGTTCCATTTGATGCAAGCAACTGCCCTACTGGAAGACCGCTAGTTCCTAAATCTGATGCTGTTTTAGAAACATTAAAAGATACAGCCTTGTCTGAAATATCAGCAACAAGTCTTGGTGATAGTTCTATCAAATCAAAGGTAGAATCTATTTTGTTCATTGTATCTACGACTATTCTTAAGCCTTTAATAAACTCAAACTCGCAGTATGTGCTTAATCCATCTGTAGGAGATGTAAATTTAGCGGGATCAACAAAATCTGTAACAAAGTTAGTAAGACGATCAACAGTCTCTTCTTCTAAAACCCATCCATATTCTGGTATAAAAGTCTCCCATTGATTGTTAAACCATATATGGTATCTGCCCAAATCATATTCGTTTGCTTTAATTAAATATGCATATCCATTAATGGAACGTTCTGGCTTAAAAGATTCATCCGTATATTCTTCTGCACGAACAAAAACATCTCGATATTTTTCTGGAACCTTTAACCCATATGATATCTCAACATAGCCATCGTTATTAATTACAGGTAAACCATTTCTTCTAGTACTACCAGAATTAAAACTAACAATATCTACCCAATTATTATTTTGCAATGACTGTATTTTCCATTTTACTGGAGTTGTTTTATTTAAATCTCCATATAGTGGATCTGGAAAAGACCCAGAAGAATTTGAAAATGGACCTAAATCTACTGATCCAACATTTGTTTGCATTTTTACTATTATTCTATTCGCTGGAACTGGATTGTCATATACTATAAAAGGAGCAGCATCATCAATAAAGTGTTGCCCATTAATAAATTTATTTGCTATCCCCCTAAGAACTCCAGCGTCTAATCTAAAAGATGTCCAGTATTTAAAAGTATCATTTTTGTCTGCCATGTAATATCTTGGACGATTTGACATATTCATATTAGAATGATGTAATTTTCTTCCTGGAAAATATGCAGCCTTATTTATTCCAGACCTTGGTCTAAATTTTTTAAAACAATCTTCAAGAGAATATAACATTGAAGATTTTTTATTTTGTTCTAATAAAAACCATGGCTCTTCATTGTCTGATGGACTAATTCCTCCATCAACAATAATATCTGAATTAGTAGCGCCAGTATAAAAATTTCCAATGTCGTTTATATCAAAACTATTTGGTATGATTTTATATTTATCAGTTGTTTCTGCAGAAGGTCTGTATCTATAATTTCCAATTCTAAAAATATTATTTGCAAAATTCATATTCCATTCTGCTATGATTGCAGACTGAGACCTTACCGTAGGTGAGGTTTCTAAAAATGATTTAAGGTCTTGATTTTGAAACATTATACCTCTTCCAGTGTTACAGATATATTCCAAAAATCAAAATTGCTACCGCCACGTTTAACAACACTATAATTAAAATCAGAAAAATACATTTGAATTAATTGATTATATTGTGGTAAGTGTGCATATGCGTCTGACTCTTTTCCAAAATTAGAATATTTGTCATATGCTAAATAAACCCAAAACGGACCTTGATGATTTTCATACCAATCTAATACCTCTACTCCTCCAGCACCGCCGTCAGTTGTGTACTGTAAATCTGCACCGACAGGACTTCCAAAACCATTATTCGGTGATATTCCAGTTGTTGGATTAAATTCTGGTACAGTAAAATACGATCTTGATGGCAACATGTCCCATGAGGTTGATAATACTAATTTATCAGCAATATGATAAGACCTCATTCTTCCATTAATCATTCTTTCTCTTGTTTCAATTCTTGCATTTGTAAAATTTAAAGGGGACCTGTTATCATCAGATAATATTAAAAATTGATTATATTTTGACTCATCCGTTTCTGATCCTGGATCTTGCCCTATTTCTAATCCATTAGGGACGTATGATCCTGACACTAACGTTCCAGAATTTTCTGACCATAGCATTGCTTGAGGGCGTTGATATTTTTTTCTACCTGCCATATATGGTGCTGTTGACATTATATTCTTGCTCCTCTAAGTTTCTTTGAATCTACCTGTTTAATCTGAGTCATTACAGCCCGTGCAATTTCATCAGGATTTGCATCAGATTTAACATTAACGTTAATACTATAATTATACACTGAATCACCAACTGAATCTCCATTATTAATAGACTTCATTGTATCTAATCCATGAGAATCTACTGCATATCTACTCATTACAAATTCTCCTGGAGTAAGCATTGCTGGTACTGTATCTGTTCCTATAGAAAAACCACCACTTGAAAAATACTTTGTTGGTACTAAGCCACCTTTAGAAAATGCAAACAACTCTCCAGTATTTCCCCAATCCCAACCATAGTAGCCAGAGTCTCCGTTGTTACCACTACCGTTGCCGTTTCCGTTGCCGTTGCCGTTTCCGTTGCCGTTTCCATTGCCGTTTCCATTGCCATTGCCGTTGCCGTTTCCATTGCCGTTTCCATTGCCATTGCCGTTGCCGTTTCCATTGCCGTTTCCGTTGCCATTGCCGTTGCCACCACCACCAAGATCTATTGTAGTTATATATCTAGTAATATTTTCAGTAATATTTCTTATTTCATTTATTATTTGGTTAGTTGTGACTTCTTTAGGAATTGAATTAATTTTATCTAAAATGCCTTGCCACGATGCATCTGTTGCTGCTGCTGAAGCCTCTGCTGCTGCAAGAGAAATTGCATAATCTTCTGCCAACTGCTCGATATCGATTAACTTGTCTACAGTTTCTTCCCACTTTTCTAAAGTCATTCCAGTGCTATCATCTAAAGCGACTGCTTCATCAACTATCGACTGCATGTATGTTTCTTGTGATGCTAACTCAGCATCTTGTTTTTCTAACGAAGTTAATATATTTTGCTGCGCTGTAACTTGTTGATTAATATTTTCCAATTCACTCTTAAGTTTAGCAATCATTGCATCATGTTCAGCATTAATATTTTTAATTGCTACTTCTCGTTCTTTTTCTAGTCTAGTAATTTCAGTTTTTGCAGCCTCAATTTGTTTTTCTAACTCAAGTCTCTTAGGATCAGTTTCTAGTTTATATATTTGTTGTGATATCTGGAATTGTCTTTCAGCAATTTGCTGTCTTGTCATTCCAGTTTCTGAACCACGGAGTGCATCGATTTCAGTTTTTCTTGCTTTCTCTATACTCTGCATAGAGGCATCTAAAGCATTTGCGGAACTAGAGGCCCTCATCTCTTGTGCTGCTCGTGCTGCTGCTGCTATATCACCTTGTGATAATGCATCCGCTAAATCTAATTGTTGAGACTGAGACTCTGCAATTTGTTGATTAATATCTGAAATCTTCTGTAATGCTTCTACTTGCTTGTCATACTTTTCATTTATTTTATCTGCAGCATGGTCCATTATTGCTAAGTCATTGTTTAATTTATCAGATTCTTTATTAAGAGCAGTAATTTTATCTTCATAATCTATCTTAATCTTTTCTTCTAATCCCTTAATAATATTTTCTTGAGCATCTATTAAATTATCATACTTATCATTGGCAGCGTCTAAGGCTTTTTCTAAATTATCCTGAGCATTATTTAAAGCATCCTGCTTTGCATTATATGATGCCTGCAGTGAAGACAGGGCTTGCTGTCCTATTTGCATAGTTTTAGCCAAGTCTGCTCTCTTTGTCTGGATACCCTTTAATGTTGCACCTGGAGTAATAGTTGGAATTGCAACCCCAGCAGCCTGGTATCTTGCTGCAACATTTGCAATAGCCTGACTTCCAATATTCTTTCCAGAAATTAATGTTCCATCTTTTGCTTTTCTGTCTGCTGTTCTGATACCTGGAAGTTCCCCTACAGTCATATTAGAATATATATTGCGTCTAACTTCCATAACTCTTTTTGCTGCTTCAAATCCAGCCTGTGCTTTTTCTGCTGGATTCTTTGAAACAAAATCCATGATTAATTTAATATTTGAGTTAGCCTTTATTGCGTTTAAACCGTCTACTATTTCTTTTAGTCTATCTCTGGCGCCTTCCGCATTTGATTCATAATCATTCATAGCAGCAATTGCTGCCTCAAGAGATTCTGGATCTCCAATCATGTCTAACATTGCCCCAGAAGATAATGATAATCCTTCCTTAGACATCTTTTGGAAAAACTCTAATACCTTAGGAATCTGCTTAACGTTTGCTGCTTCTTGTTGAGCCTTTAATCCTCTAGAAATTAAATTGTTTATTTTTTCTCTAAGTACAACTTGATTGTTGAGCGCAGCATTTGTTTTTAGATCTTGATCTGTAATCTTTCCATTATATATGAGTTGGGTTGTATATTCGTCTGAAAGAATTCTTTCAATAGCAGTTTGATCATATCCTAATGCTGCTAACTTTCTTCTAACTGTTTCTTGTTCATTAAAAATTGTTAATGTTTTACCTGCAGCAGTATTAAACTCTCCTATAATTGCTGCATCAAATGCTTGTGCTCTTAACTTACCCTCTGCAGAAAGCACAAGGTCCCCTGCTTTTGTACCCTTTGGCATTGCCTTTCCAGTAAATGGATCTTTAAATCTTCCTTTATTTTTACCCTTTGTAATTTTTTCAGAAGTAACTTTAAACAATTTATCTTGATCTTTTTGAGATAGGCCCATTAGATAATCAGCGTATTGTCTACTATATCCCATTTTATTTAACTGTTGCTCAATACCCTGATATTTATCTTTAACAGATTTTAATCCTTTATCCGAAAGCGCTTTATTTAATTCCTTTATTCCACCAGCAGCATTAATCGCTGCATTACGAACATTCTTTAATCTTCTCAATAACTCTTCGTATGGATCTTCTTTAGTACCAGCACCTGGGGTATCTCCAACTGCCCCTCCTGGCTTAGTAATCAATTCTCCATTTTCACCAATATACGTTTTTGTTGCACGAGCAGCCTCTCTTGCCTGAGCCTCGGAAAGAGTTCCTGCCATAATCTCGTCATATCTTTTCTTCTTATATGCTGCAGCAGTTCTACCCCTAAAGCCAGACTCCCTTGCAGCAGCATCCGCTTGTTCTTCTGCATATTTCTTTCTTGATGCTTCATCTGCAAAGATAGTCTGATATATTGTTGTAAACTTTGAAATCGCTTCTTTTTGAGCCTTATCTGGTAACTTATCAAAATCAGCCCACTGAGCAAATAACACCTTTAGGTTATCTTGTGTCATTCCCTTCATTCCAGCGCCATTTCCAGTTGTAAAGTAATCAAGAATTAATTGCTTATCTAACTTGTCTGGCATTGCTTCAATTTTTGCTAAATCTTTAGATAGTTTAACTAATCCATCATATCCAACTGTAGTAATGTATGCTTCCATATTAACTTCGTGACCATCAAGCACACGTAGTTGAGCCATCGCTTCGCCAACTTCTTTAAAGGTTTTAGGATCACCATTTATTAACTTTGTAGAAATCTCTACGGCTTTTCCTTGATTTTCAAAGCCTGAAAAATATTCTAACATTTCTATAGTGGCATCTGCACCTTGTTTTTCAATTCCTACCTTTAATGTTGTTCCTAATTCTGGCAACCTGCCTTCAAACATAGCCATAAAAGTATTCATTTGTTCTGGATTTATAATTTTATTACCTAGAAGCATTTGCATCTGTACTTCAAAACTTTGAGCCTTTTGTGCATTTTCAAAACCACCCTTTGTTTTTCCACCATCAAATGGGTTTACAGTTAGGTCGCTTAATTTTGCTAATCTAGATAAAGTATCAGATGCCATTGTTTCAAACTCTGTACCCTTAAATGCATCTTTTACTTTAGATTTTAATGCATCAAAATAAGCATCTTCTTTGGCACCAGAAAAAATTCCAACTTGGCTTTGTCTAATTCTTGTTTCAAATATCTTGGTTTCTTTATCAATTTGCTTTACTATTTCTTTATTTGCTAACTTAACATCTGAAGCCATCTTACTTTCTAAATTAGCAATTTTTGTTTTTATTGATAATAACTTTTCTGCATTTGTTGTAGATTCTAATTCTTTTTGAAGTAATTGAATTTGCTTTTTATATTGCCACTCTGTAGCATCTACCTGTGCTTTTGCTATCTGAACATTGTTTATACCGAATGCTGCTAGTTGAGCGGATTCTGTTTTTCCAGTCAACCCTTTAGATTCGGCAGCACCTAGACTCTTTAGAAGAGTATTAGATCTTTCTCCTGCTGCCTTAATTATTTCAAGTCTAACTTGTAGTGGATCAGTTGATAGATCTTCTCCATTTGGACCAATTATTTCTCGTAAATCTCCCATAATTTCAGCAGTATATTTTCTACTACCTAATTGAATTCCAATTTGATCTGCAATACTTGCTGCTTGAGAAGCATCTAAAACTCCGTCAGAAACATAAGAAGATAACTGCAAGGCAAAATCTTTAGCAGCAGTCTTAGACCCATACTGTTTCATTTGATCTACAAAACCAGTTACCATTGACTTACCAACTTGAGATGTTAAGAATGTATCTCCAAAACCAGTTCCAGCACGTTCAACATCATTGTATGCACCAAATACGCCTTTCTTTCTTACTTCTTCCATTGCACGAGATGCGCCAACCTTGTTTGTTATTTGTCCTATTTGATCCATCTTTGCTGTTGTTGAAGAAATAGAATCTACGTATTCCGCCTGTTTCTTTGCAGAATTTTCAAAACTCTTATTAAGAGCAAATAAACTTCCTCCAACAGCAATCGCTGCTGTGCTTATCCATCCCACTGGCCCCATTCCTGCCAACATTGGAGCCATACCAGCAACAGCAGAAGCACCCATTAATCCCATACCAGCACCAGTATTACCAGCCATCATCGCTGCCATACCAGCAGTACCCAATGCCATTGAGGCTCCACCAGAAAAACGACCAACCTTTTCTTGACGTCTAGCCTTTATGTCTCTTTTATCTTGCTTTGCTCTTTCCTTTTCAGTTAACTGTGCAGTTTGTCTATTTTTTATTTCTTGTCTTTCTAACTCTGCTTTCTTTCTAGCAGATGCTGCGGCAAGTTCTTCTGCAGTTTTTCTCTTTCTTAGTCTTTCTAAGGAGTCTCTGATTTCTTTTTCTGTAAATCTATTTTTTGATCTTAATAGTCTTTGCTCATCTTGTATGGCCTTAGTTATACGGCCACGTGCTGCCTTGCTTAAGTTAGGGTCTCCCTGATCTCTGCCAACCATAGCAAACTGTCTTCCAAATGCTCTTGCCTGAGGCGCTGTGGCCACTCTTCTGGTTGCTGTTTCAGTTGCAACTCTTCTATCTGTTGCTTTTCCAGTATCTGCAACTGCGCCTGATGGTTTAGAAGAAGTATTTGCAGTTGTTAGTTTAGTTATTTTTCCTGTTACAGTATCAACCATATATTCTTTGTTTGGATTTACTAAAACATTTGTTCCCTTTGTTGCTCCACTTCCTAGATTAAATTGTGGTCTCCATTGTGAATAATATTCAGTGCCAAGTCTGCTGTCAATTAATTGAGCAACTGCTCTTGATTGTCTTACTTCTCCTAAACTTGGAAAACCTGCTGGCTTCTTTGGTTGAGTCTTTAAGAAATCCTCTGCAATAATATCAAGTTGTGTTGCTGCTCGTACTAGTTTAACTTGAGCCTCAGTAGTTGGATGATTTTGTCCAGACATATATGTTGCAGAATTTCTAAATTCTTTAATTTGATCTGGAGTAAGTCTAAGAGGGTTTCCACTCTTTTCATTCCAATCAAGAATACTTCCAGTTCTTTTGCCAGTATTCATGTAGTTATTTAATAATCTTAAATCAAATAATGCTTGGCCCTTAAGCCATTTTTCTGTTCCTCTGCCAGATTCACCAGTTTTTGCAATATGAGAAAGTTCTGGTCTTAGTGCCTGAGCAATTTGTTTGTCTGTATATCCAAGTGCTTTCATTGACTCCTTTAGAGCACCTAGCGGATCAGACTTACCTGTTGCAGCATTTGCTGCCTTAAATTCTTTTTCTTGTGAGTCTAAAACTTTATATAGCAATGAGTCTCTTGGTATTGACTGTCTCCATCCACCACTTTGTTTTCCTGTTGGACTCATATCAAATCTTAACTTAGAAACATTCATCTTTCTTTGGTCTGAAAATGCTCCGCCTCTTTCAACTGCACCTAATCTATATAATAACTTATCTCTAACTTCACTGTATGTTTTCCCAGCAGAAGCAACATTTGCACCAGACTCTATAGACTTTTTATCGTAATAGCGTCCATCTTTATAAACCATTTCATCTTCAATATATTTTAATAATTGATGCTGCGTCATATTTGATGGCGTAATGCCTTTTTTAGTTAGTAATGATGTAACTAATTCATGTTGTTTAGGATTAGTATTTTTAAGAACTTCAATTTCATCAACAGCATCCTTGGCTAATCTTTTTACTAATGTATCTATTTGTGTCCTAGATGATGGATCATTTTTAAGTTCATCAAATGTTCCTAATGCAAATTTTCCTACCTGCTTTTCAATAACATCTTGATAATTGGTTCCGCCCTGTCCCTCTATCAACTTCTTTACTGATTGCCCAGCATTAGCGTGGATGCCTTGAAACTTTGACCAGTCTACTGCTTTTCCAGCCTCTAATCTTTTAATCATATCATTGTAAACAAGTTTTTCTGCAGGGTTTAGATCAAACTTTCCGATAGTTTCTTTTAATTTTGGAAGTACTTTATCAATCTCTTTAATAATTGCATCATGGTATTGTTTAGGGGTCATGTTTGCTGCTAAACCAGATGTTTCTTGTGCAAAGAATTTTTTAGCACCACCCTTAATACCAAGCAAATTAATCATGGCCTGCTCTTCCATTGAAGGCAATGCTTTTGCAAAATCTCTAAATCCAGATGCTCTATCAAAAACCCCAGCATTTCCTACGTCTGCTAAAACTTTACCAGAAACATTTGACTGTGATAAATCTTTGTCTGCTCTCAATAGTGATGCCACTAATTGAGAAATCATATCCTTTTTATTAAACTTACCAGCACCTGCAGCAATTCTTGGATCATATGGAGACTCTAAAACAATTAGTTTTCTTTGTCCAGAAGGATCTGTTGGATCTATCATTGTCTTAATTGTTTGCTTTGGAGCAATCAAACCATGTGCTTCTCTTGCTATCTCTGTAGCACGGACTTCTGCTAAAGCAGTCTTCTCATCCATTGTAGGCTTTACTACTACTAAACTTCCATCTGGCTTTCTATATACCCCGCCTACTCCACGTATTGGGAAACTTCGTCCAGAGAATGGTTGCATTAGTGTTCCAAAGTTTGTTGGTTTTGTTTCAGCAAATCTAGAAGACTTTACTGCTTTATCAATTTGATCTGCTATCATTCTGGACTGTGTTACATCTGCTATTTTCTTAGGCATACCGATATCTACAGCGCCAGACTGCCTTACTGGATGAGATGTTCCCCAAGGCAATCTTCCACCAGCAAATCCTGGCACCTTGTCTTGGAACATTGCTGTAATTAATCCACGATACTTTTCGGAAGTCTTAGTTGGAATAATTGCTTCTCCTGGAGAAACCATTGCTGGAACAACATCTCCAGCACCTTTTGGACCTGGCACACTTATAATTCCATCTGCAAATTTCATTGGACCCTTAGGTAGTTTAGATACTGATCCTGCTGCTCCCTGCATTCCACCAGCAAATAATGCTGGATTTTGAGCAGCCATATTTTTCATTTGAGATGAAAGCATTCCATATGCTGATGCTAGTTGCATTGCTGCTGTTCTTTCAACATTGAAAACTTCTACTAGTCTGGTGTGAGTATTATGTAAGGCTTGACTTGCAGCCTGCTGTTCTAGTTGTTGTTGTGTAACATAATCAAAACCAGCACCAAGAACGTTGGTTTGGCCATTTAATTTTGCCATGCCACCACGTATTGTGGCAAATAACTTAATTAAGTTTGCTAATCCATTTGCCAATAAACCAAATGTCATAAGTAGTACTGGTCCAATACCAGCAACAACACCTACGATAATAGCAACTACCTTTTTTGTTTGATCGCTTAAGTTGTTGAACTTTTCAAAAAGTCCTCCAAAAAACTTAACAATAGGAGTAACTGCTTCAAGAAATGCCTTACCTAAAGGCATGATATCTTGCTTAAACTGCTCAACAGCAGCCTGGAATTTAGTTCCTACTGAATCCTCTACCTTTTTCATTTCTCGTTCAGATAATACGGCTAACTCTTCTATTGCTGATCCTGCCAAATCTAATGCTCTAGACGCCTGAGTTCCATCTTTAGATACATTTTGGAATAAGGTTGACAAACGAGCAAACTGGAATTTTCCAAATAGTTGTTCAATTGCTCTTGCTCTTTCTAGAGGTGCTAGTGTGTCTAGTGCTCTTGCAAAACCAACTACTGTTGCTTTAACATCGCCTTTATTTGCTTCAACAATACCCTTTAGATTAATCCCCATTTCAGCAAGAAATTTGGTTGCTTTTTCTGTTGGATTAATCAATGAAGCAAGACCAGACTTTAGTGCGTTGGCACCTTCAGATGCATTGATGCCACCTTCTTTCATAGCAGTAAGGAAAAATGCAAGATCCTCAACACTACCGCCAAGTTGTTTTACAACTGGAGCAGCCTTTGGAATTGCAATTGTTAAATCTTCAATCGAAAGAACAGTTTGGTTTTCTACTGCGTTTAAGAAGTTAATTTTTTCTGCTAGTTGATCTGTAGAAAGACCAAAAGCATTTTGTAATGATATTGTAGTTTCTAGAGCCTGCTGTTGTTCTACTTGACCCAAAACTGCAAGTTTGGTAGCAGTCTTTACTTGTTCTTCTAATGCTCTACCTTGAAAACCTGCTGCAGCAGCAGTTGCTGCCATATCAACAGTATCTTTAACTGCAACTCCATATTTTGTAAACTCTTCTGCAAGTCTTCTTATATTAGCAACTGCAGACTCTACCTCAGCATCATTGGTAAATGCATCTCCATAAACACGCCTAAACTTTAGTGTTGCTTGCTCTAATTCTCTAAATGCTTTAGATGCATATCCGCCAAGCATAGATAGTGGTATTGTTAAACCTACCATCAACTGACGACCAGCCCACTGGGTGTTCTTACCAAAATTTAGAAGTTGAGTTGAGCCTTGTTTTAATAATTGATTTAAAAATTGTTGTCTTTGTGCAGCATACTGAATACGTGTACCAAGTTCTGTAAATCTTCCATTAGTCATTACTAATGTTTTTGGCATAATACGCATTGCATCAATAAAGCCACCTTGGGCTTTAGACATTTGAATATATTGTGACTGAAGAGCCTTTACTCTATCTCTACGAGCACGATTAATAATTTCACGTTCTTGTGCAAATGCTTTGCCTAAAACTTTTGTATTGGCTGTTGCTGCAGCCATGCTGTATCTATAATATTCTTTTAAAGATAATTTGTTTTTTTCTAAAGCAGTTGTAAATGCAAGTGTACTTGATGCGACTTTTGCTTGACTTACAGCAAACTTTCCTGTTGCTCCAATAGCCTGTGCTAGTTGAGCATTTAATCCTTTTTGTGCATTTGCTGCAGCAAGGTTGCCCTCAGCAAGCGATTGATGAAACTTACTGAGGCCAGCCTGTAAACTACGTAATTGTGCAAGAGCGTCGGCAGTATTAAAATTGATATTAATATTAGAATTTACATCTGCCAATTCCTATGCACCTCTTTATTTATTTATTTTACTAAACCAGAAACAACTGATGCATCTGCACTCTGGAATCCAGAAGCAGCGTCAACTATCTTATAGACAGTAGGAAGATCTAAAAGTTCTTCTAATTGTTCACGGTTTTCTGCCAATTCTGGCTTGTATTGTTTCATTGCAATTTGAACACAGTCCATTAGAATATCCATAGACTTATCGTTATCATCTGCAACTGCAGCAAGTTCTCCAAACTTCCCCATGAAAGGTCTCAATAAAGATAGTTTAAGAGGTCTTACTGGAATCTCTGTATTGTCAACTAACGTGATTGTTTGCTTATTATCTGTAGGCTTTTCGGCCATTTTTCCTCCTTAAGGTATTGAATAAATTATACCACAAAGGCCTTTTATTTTTTGGTAAGGTCCTCATAATCTAAGCCCATACCGATTCCAAATCCAGCCTTTTGTGCGTTAGCACCTTGTAATGCCAATACATCTTTTGCATTTGCTGCCTTACCCTTACTAAATACCCTTGCCTTAAGTTCTTGCCAGGCATCTTGCTTTCCACTTGCCTTATCCAAATCTACACCCTGCATTGCTGCCAAAAACTTTTTTTGTGAATAATCTAAATCTCTTTTTATTTTTAATGTTGCTATTATTTCTGGCATAGACATAGATGACTCTAACTCTTCATAATCTTTCCAGATACCGAGAAGGAATACCTCTGACTCTAACTCTGCTAAATCTAATTCATCCCAACTCTTACCGCTATCTGTAGCCTGTTGTTGTACTGGCTCTTCTGATTTTTCATTAATCTTAATCCCAGCAGCAAAATCTAATATCTTATAGATTGTTGGCATATCAATATTATCTTCTAATTGTTCTTGTGTTTTTATTAATGGATAATATTGTCTCATTGCAATTACCGTGCATTTTGCTAGTGCATCTATTGCCTCATCATCATTTTTAGATATTTTAACATTTTCAAATTCATCTAAAAATAACTTTAAAAATTTTATTTTTAATGGTGTAATATAAAGTTCTGTTCCATCCATTAACTCAACAACAGCACTTTTATATATTTCTGTAGGCATTTAACTATTATATCAAACAGAAAAGCCCAACCTTTTGGGTTGGGCTAATCTTTTTATTTAATTGTATTATAGAGAACGATCTACGATTTTACCGTATGATGCGTTATCATTTGGTAGTAAACGGAATGAAACTTCAAACATTGTCGCTTCATCACGCTTAGCACCTACAGTTACGCTCTCGATTGAGAGTGCACGATATGCAACATAAATTCTTTCAATAGAATCTGAGTCAGCGCAGTCGCCAGTTCCTGGACCTACTGCAACCAAACCACGCTCTACTGGACATTCGCCAATATCGCCTGCTGAAAGATTAAGTGTTGGATTACCACTTACATTTGTAAGATTATCATCCTTGCCTGCAAGAGCAAACAAAAGATTTTCCAATGTTGCCTCAGCAAATGTTGTGTTGAGATTAACTTGCATGCCTTGCTTAAACAACTTGGCAACGTCAAGAACCTGATCAACAGCAACTTCGCCAAAGTCTGGTTGGAACTGAAGTTCTAAACCATTCATTGTGTAACCTACGTTACGGAAACCTTCTTCATCAGAAAGAGTCGTTTTGTAAGATGTACCAGCAGAGTACCCTGGAAGAGCACCTGCTTCTGGTAGTGGACCTGCCTCATACGTAAAAAGTGCTGCTGCACCTACGATGATTTGTGTACTATCACCACGTGTATATGCCATTTATTTCACCTCTTTATTTTTCTAGAAATTAAAAGGCGTGTTTCCTCATTGATAAGTATACAGCCTTTTTATTAATTTCCTAATATCCCAAGTACTAAATTACCGTCTTTATCATACCTAGTAGTAGACTGATGATAGTCATAATCAATAATAATCTTATTACCAGCGTAAGTTCTGGCTGTTCCAAAGTCGACTATATCTCTTGACTCTTCTAACTGATATATTTTGAAATCATGGAAAAAGAACTCACAACTCATACCATCAAGGGTTTTTCCTTTTACCCAAGAATTTAACTCCTGTGCACTTTCATCTCCACGATCTAATAGCCTCATTACGGCTTCCTGTATTTTAATCATCTGTATTGTGGGTTCTGAACCACTAGCATAAAAATAATATAAAACTTGCTCACATTTAATATGTGGAAATGGGCCACGGCGCATCTTAAACATGCGGTCATAAACAGCCATGGTTCCACCCTCTGGAAATTGTTTCTGAAGGGTTTCTATTGTTGAAGGACCTGTTGGGAAAAATGGTACATCTTCCAAGCCTGCTAACTCTTCTATTTTAGTTCTTAGATAATAATTAATCCATAAAACTGGTGTATTTAATACTGATGTAGATTCTGTCATCTAATTACCCCCGCATTTGCAACCCACTGAAAGCCTGTCTTTATTCCTAGAGATCTTCCACTACGTTTTGCTGCATTTAAATTTTTCTTATAAACCTTTGGATAACTTAATTTTTCCTGTAAACCACTTGCTCTTAAAAATGATTGTCTAAAATATACGCCAAAAAAATTATTAATAGTATTTTCAAATTGACCTTGAGTTTGTCCTCCAGGATTTTCTACCCTTACTGGATTAGGTGTAAATACTTGCTCTCCGCCTATTTCAAAAGAAAGCACATTTGCTTTTTTTGGTTTAATAGTTACAGCAACACCACTTTCCATAATTTGTGCTTTATTGTAAAATGGAACAGTTGATCCATTTTTAATTGAAGTAGATTGTTTAAAAGATGACTTAAAGGTAAGTCCTATATTGCTAATGGTGTAATCTATATCAAATAGTCTTGCTTTTGGACTTCCTGTTTGATCCCACTCATATATATGATGAAGTAATTCTGGAGAAGTTCTTGCATTGGCATCTATAAATTGAGAAGCATATTCTGATATTTGTGGACCAAGTGCTACATACAACGCTTTCTTTCCTCTTTGAACTCCTTCAATAAATCCAAAAGAATAATCAATTATATTGTTCATTTCTTTTTTAAATAACTTAGAATCAATAACAACTCTCATACGTCTACCGCCTGATTTTCAGATCTACGTATAATTAATTTATAGTATTCTATATTTCCAAAAGGACCTGTAAAAGGGTCTTGTGTTGCTATTTCAAATATAGTGGACTTACCTGCACGTGGCCCAGAAGTTTCTAAATAAATTTCATTACAGTTTTTATCTTTTATGTTTGTGATAATAACATTTGTAATAGAATTACGAGCCTCTAAACTTGACATTCTGATATCTGTTTTTACTCTACCCATTAATAGTTTATCTTGTGTAATATTAATATTTGGAGTTACCTCTTCTTTAAATGCTGTTCCTGCTGGAGCAAATGAACATGCAATTGTACGATCTAAAATCCAAGTCTTTTTAACTTCTCCGTAAATACCCTGTTCAACTATTGGGTGATACACATCTGCTTGCATAGGAAATGCGAAGTCTGGAGTTTCGCATATTACCATTATAGTACCCCGACGAACTCAATCGGTTTGCGATATTTATCAAGTATCTTGTCTACAATTAAATTGCCAGTACCTTCAAATACTGCTTTATCAAACTGAATTCTAAATTGATCTGTATTATAGGCACCGATATAGCGCTTATAATAATCTAACTTACCACAATCGATGTCATGAATAAGTAACTCTGTTGCTCTAACAATATCAGACGGAACCTTGTTATATCCTACTTCTAGTATAACTGTGTAATCCCATGTCTTTGGAAATCCTCGTGCAGAATAATCAAGTTCTGTAATATCTGTCGGTGAGGCTGGCAATAAAATACGAGCAGACTCATCTCTGTTTATTGCATCATTAAACGTCATTGTGATTGCAGATCCATCTGGAATAATTTCAAATGCTGAAACAGAGTTTTCTAAATCATCTGCATCATAAAGCAATACGTTGTTTTCATAAACCTTTAAAACCTTTTTAGCATCTACCCAAATAGGAAGGTAGTCTGTTCCTTGACCTGTTGTTTGAATTATTTTTTTCTTATAATAAAACTCTACATCGCATACAGAATCTATAATTGCTCTGGCTAATTCTTCGTTAGAGGCATAGGTTGAAATTTCACTGGCTGTAGTTCCGTGATCGTTTGGATTTATGTACGGGCGGACTACATCAATAAAATATTCATCTCCATCAATTTCTATTTTATATTCTGTATCATATTTTGAAGATAGTGGTATTACTACTTTTGAATTTGCATTAGAAGTAATTGAATCTTCTATAACTGAGGAGTCCGCCATATCTGTAATGGTGTAATCATATTCTGTGGATGCAGATCCAACATCTAAAGTTACACTTAAATTATATGGCGGTACTCTCAGAATTTGCATTTAGCGACCAAACTCCTTGGCTACCTCTTCTGGTGTAGCAAGTCTAACATGACTACGCTCTAACCATTTTTCAGCCTGCTCTGGTGTAACAATATTATATCCACGATATACCTTGCCAACTCCAGGTAAACTTACATTCTTTGTAGAATGAACAGCAACTGTTTTATTAGACTTTTTTGGTGCAACAGATTTTTCATTTTTAACCTGTCGTGGTGTTTGTGCAACACCAATTACACCATTTACAATAGATCCTACAGACTGAACTGTATCAGATGAAGATCTGCTCAAATCTGCTGTAGTGATAGCATCTGTAGACTCTGTAGCCTCAGATACTGATGCTTCAATATTATTTTCCGCAGCGACTTCTTCAACCTTAGTTTCTGGCATAGGAGCCTCAACAACTGGTTCAGCAACTGCTGGTTCTTCTACTGGAGCCTCTGGTGCAACAATGTTTTCTACTGGTGCTTCATTATTAAAATTATTTTCTTCCATTATTTAACCTCCTATGTGAACTATTATAACAGAATACTAAAGATAAGAGGGGGAGGAGATTAACCCCTGCCCCCTCTCAAAGGTACTGTCTACAGATTATGCATCTGCTGCAGCGTCTGCCCAGGCAATAGCGTCTTCTTCTTCCCATTGAATACCGAAGCGAACGAATACAGTATATTCAATTGTATCCTTCTTCGCAACATATTCACGGTTTACAACGATATCACGCTGGAAGCCCCATACACGGTTCTGAGGGAATGTCAAATCGACATATCCTTCAGGGTAGTAAGGAACTTCTTGTACATCGATTCCGAGAACACGAGTTGTACGTGCTCCACCGAATGTCTGGCCTTGACCATCTAGGTAAGCCTGTGTATTTGCATAGGTATTACCATTCTTGCCAAGTGCTTCAGCGATTGCATCAGACAATGTACCGTTATTCTTAACGATACCTGCGAATGCATCTGTACCTGCATAGAACTTAAGATTGTTCTTAAGTGCACGGTACTTACGTGGCATAGCAAGGATGATCTCCTGCATTTTTTCTGGAGTCCATGCGTTGTCAGCAACGGTAATTGCTGCCTCATGTGAATCTCCATTATCCTGATGCTTCTTAATGAAGCCAGGCATAATTGAAAGGAATGGTGCGGTTGTTCCGTCACCATTAATAGCAAGATCTTCAATGTCATTTGCGAATGCATTTGTCATCAAGCGAACGAGATGATCTTCTAATGCACCACCCTCGACATTGTCTTCTAGTGCTTCAGCAGAAACTTCCCAATCCAAACGGATTTTCTTTGTGGTAAGTTCTACCTTTGAGAAGGTTGCACCAGTGTTTGTGTAGTTACCGATTGCTTGTGCAGCAGAACGGATAACACGCTCACCAACGTTAATCTTCTCTAATTCCATGGTGTTTGCTCTCATCGTCACACGACGACCATCTTGGGCGAGAACGGTAGCATCCCAAACGTAGTCAATAAAACGACGTGCCTGTTCAGGGCGTAGGATTCCGCTTGCAGCATCACCCGAAGGGTTTACGGCATTAGGACCAGTGGTAACACCAAAGTTAGCGTTAGGGATGTTACCAAGTGTATCTGCACCTGGATCTGTTACACCACCAACACCACCTGAAGCGAATGCACCTTGACCTTGATAAAGACCAGGGGCTGTTCCGCCTAGTTCGCCAGTTTCTCCTGGCTGGTTTTTCTTAATCTCTTCCGACATATTGTCACCTCCTAAGTGATTACTTAATTAAATAAGTCGGCTGTTTTGAGGAAACGTCCGCCCCATAGGGATTTTTCAACCATTGCTGGTTGTTCCTGTACGATCTCGCCTAGATCGCCAGACTTTCGGAAAGCAGTGTCTGCTTCTACTGCGTCTACTCTCTTTCCAAATCTATCAACTTGTTCAACTGTTGCAGCAATGTCTTTGGCGACTGCATCAAGTGAACTCTTTACTGCTGCTGTGTCAACCTTATTAGACTTAAGCATTTCTACTTCTGCCTGCAAAGACTTTACAGTTTCAACTAAATCGCTAAAGGCTGATGTAATTGTATTCTTGATTTCTGCAACTGCTTCAACAATTGCTTCATCTGACTTAGATACTTCTGCTGCAACTTCTGCTGCTGGTGCTTCAACTGATTCTTCAGCCTTTGCAACTTCTTCTGTTGGAGTCTCTTCAGACTTTTCAACAGTATCTTCTGCTACTTCAACCTCTTCAGATTTTTCAGTAACTTCTGCAACAGGAGCCTCAACTACGGCATCTGCCTCTGGAGCGATTTCTTCTGACTTAGTAACTTCGGTTTCTTCAACCTTTGTCTTTTTTGCCATAGGATTATCCTCCTTCTTAATCTTAGCATCAATGCCTTTAGCACTATCTACTAAGAATTTGACTATATCCATTTTTTCATTATCCGTTTTTTCAACGAACCCTATATTCTTCATTTCATTTCCGTTAACTGGACTTGTTACAGATTCTTCTTCTGACACCATAACCAAACCAGACTCTTCATCATAAAAAACATTTTCTAATGCAACATCTTGTCCCTTAACAACATCTACTCCATCAACCTTTTCAACTTGCATAATATTTGCAAACTGATTTGCTGGAGAATCAACTAATGATAACTCAACAAGATCATAATCTTTAATAATTCTAATTGTGGAATCTGACTTCTCATCATAACCGTCATCCCACTTATTCATTCGACCACCAATAGAAAATCCTGTTAGTGTACCGTCCAAAACTTTTTCCCATGTATCTTGTGCACCCTTTGATACATATGCTGAAACAAAAACACCAGAATAAAACTTTTTAGATTCTGGATCAAAATATCTATCTTCTTTAAAATTAACCATCTTACCAACAGCAAGTGGCTGGTGCATTTCACGAATGTTTCCACGGAATTTTGAAAATGCTTTTAGTGATGCTTCTGCTGTAACTATATCGCCTTGCTTATCAACATTATCAAGAGATGCAAAACCAGAGACGATACGTCTCTCCTTATCAACCTTCGCAAATGGAAGGGAAAGTCTTACTGAGTCGCCAGTGGTATCCCAATGGGCTTTAGATATAGTCATACTAGAATATATTATAGAGCCTTTTTTACACATATGTTAATAACTTGTGAATAAACCTGTGGAAAACTATTGAGAAGATCTACCTTCGCCTTTTGGATTTCTACCGCTTATTGTGGCAGCCCCGTCAGACTGGTTATTCGTTCTTTCTGAATCCCTTGCCCTATCAGAATTATCGCTTGATATTTGTTCTGGCTTAGGATTAAATGGCTCGTCCCCCCCCTCTCTTTGTGGAAGACCAAGTGCGGATCTTGCTTCGTTTGGAAGCATTACCTGTGTTTTTACGTATCTCTCCAAAATCTGAGATTGTGCTATTTCATCTGTAAGTGTTAATTCTTTAAACTTAAGGACTAAAACATCAGTCTTTTCTTTAATAATTTTATTAACTATTTTTTCTAATTCTCTTTGTGCTGGTCTTGCGACTTGCTCTTTGAATGTTCTATCTTGTGCAAGTGCTGCTGCAATTGAGCCAGAATCTCCTCCACCTATCTTAGATAATGGAACTTGATGTGCAATTAAAATGTCGTCACGATTTTGGTTACGATACCTTTCAAAGGAACCCTCTTGAACACCATTTTCAATAGGCTCCATTTTGAACTCGACCTTATTAGTATCGCTATCTCCAGGGAGCGGAATGTATAAAGTTCTATGTGATTGCCCCTTAAGACTTGTTTGTAAAAATCTAAACATCTTATCTTCAGCATCTGCAGAAAGTCGTGCACCCTTTAGTGTCACAACATAACGAGGGACAGCCTTATTACTAAAGTAGTCGATGTTATATTGTGACGCTAACTGGTCTCCATGGAGCGAGTTTATTGCCGACATTATGTCTGGTACACCATAAAAAGTATTTAAAGGCGAGTACTGTTTAAAGTGTATGATTTCATTAGGTCTTGGATCAGAAGTTACTGGATTAGCATTTTTTGCTCCAAAGTTCCTAAAATAAACAACCTTGCTTCCGATTATCTGAACATATCCGTCACGCAATCTACGAACACGCATAGTTGTTGCTGGAATGTGTCCAATATAACCAATTTCACCACGAGTGGTTCTTCCTACTTCAAGATAACCATTTCCTACTGCTTGAACATCAGTATAAACTTTCATCATTGTTGTAGTAAAAGAATCATCATCGTTTAATGATTCTAACCATTCATGCATTTCAATCTTTGCACGTTCAATTCTATTTCTTGCTCTTGAAACTTGATCTTTATCTTTATTTGATTCTAGTCTAAGCATTGTGCTTGGAGCAACTTCAAAATCATATCCAAGTCCAACAATATTTTCTACTTTAGCATCGATAGCAGCATGATTTGCAAATGATGTATCATAATAATTTGCAAGTTCGTAAACATTCCATGGTGGTGTAATTACGTCAAATAAACCATAACCATTTCTATATACTGTGCCAGGATTTATTTCTTTTGATTTTGCACCATTAATACCGCTTTGCTCTGCTCTTGCACTATCAAGATATCCCTGTGTTGGATTATTTCTATCTGCTTTTTCTACAAGACGAGATGCTCTTCTTTTAAAGTTATTGTCTAATCCGTTATATGATTTTAAATCTTCCCATGATTGATTAAATGGGTCAGATGCTTTAAAAGTATCTAATGCATCTACTGGATTATCTATTCTTGCACCTATCAAATATTCTTTTTCTTCTGACATTATTCCTCATCACCATATTTTGCAATTGTATCTTTTGCTGCTTGAACTGCACCAAGATCATTTAGATTAGGTATTAGCCCAGCCTTCATTCTATCTACCTGCTCGCTATACTCTTCATCAGTTACTCTTCCCATACCCGCAAAAAAATATGGCTCCCCGTCTGGCTCTCCATAATATGCTGCTGCTTGCTTTAATTCTGCAATTCTTGCAAGATCACCCTTCATTGATGGAATGTTTAATATGTTTCCGTTTCCATCAGTAAACCACTTACCGTTAGACTTTTTCCAAACATAAATACCCCAATCATATTTTTTATCAATTACTGTAACCTTAGTTTCACCAATCTGACCAGGCATGCGAGGCTTTCCATCTTTACCAAAAAGGGGTTGATTGTTCTTTTTCATAACCACCAGTATACCATATTATACTGCGTCAGAGGTTTGAGATTGCCACTGTATATCTTTAAATATGGCATATTCATAATCTTTAAGACTAAAAACTCTGGTATCGTCAACTATAATTTTATTAGTTCCAGTATATGCTTTATATAGGTCTGATGGATCTACGCCATAATAACTAATTGAGGATTGCACCAATACTCCCTGCCATATAGCGACGTCAGCCCAGTATTCCCAATCAAAAAATCCATCTGGAGCAAATTTTACTCTTGACCATGGCCTCTTATTTACATTTTGTATTGCTTGCAAACTTGTAGTTTGATAATAAGATAAACTATTAAAAATAATTGGCCCATTTATCATTATTGACCCAGCATATCCTTTGAAGTTTAATATAGATGGAAAACCTATTCCAAGCATTGCCCACTCATTTATATTTAATACTGGCTCCTTAACTATCTTTCCATTTAAATAAAATGATATTCCATTATATAAAGATCCAGTATTTGCATCTATTGCATATATTTTTGCACGTTTACCAGTAGGGTGATTTGCAACCATAAATAATTTTATAGTTTTTGTTTTTGAGTTAATCTGCATTATTTGAGTTGGGGAGTATGGGAAGAAATCTCCATTAAATCTAACTAAAGACTGCATAGCCATAATCTCATAATTATTTGTTTTTCCACTGTTGATGGGGATTGCTACTCCACGATTCGTTAGCGGATCATAGTCTCCACGTAACTCTAAACCAGAATACCTCGTTAAATATAAGTAGGGGGAAGATCCTTTATATATGCTAAATGGATTTTTTGATTTATAGTTAAAATAGTAACCATTATTTAAATAAGGATAAACATTAGTTCCAAAGCGAGTACCTATATTATTTGCAGTATTATAATTAAATGCCTGAGAGGCTAATTGCAAACTTTTAACTTTAATCGGGTTATGTAAAATTCCGTCTACCTCAAAGTCAAGATGAACAACTATTGCTAAATCATTAAAGTTAACTCCTTTTGGAGGATATATTAATACATTATCAACAACTTCATATTTAGTATTTATCCATTCACTTCCTGGAGAAATAACACCATTTTTTGGAACATCTTTTGTGTTTATAAAATATCCATCTGAAGCATTTGCCCCACTTTCTAAATATTCAAAAGTAATATATGTTTTTAATATTGCTCCAGTAGTGTCATACGAATAAGTTTTTTGTGATCTTTCTGATAAATCTTGATAATCTACATATCCAGTATAAAGATAATTATCTAAAGACTCGTAAGTTCTTTGTTCTGGGTACGAGTATTCTTCAGACAACTCTGCATATGTCCAACCGTCTTCATCTATTACTTCTGTTTCTTTAAATTTAGTTGGTGCTGGATAATTAACGTTGAACTGAATAAAATCTAATCCAAACTTACTTTTACCATACTCGTCTGTTACATACTGTCCAAAATATGAAAGAGGAATATAGTCTTTCCAAGAACCGCTTGAATAGACATCTAAGTAGAAATTATTAAAATAAACTTTTGGAATTACTCCAAAACTAGGGGCATGATCTGCTAATCTAATATTTAAAAATTCTGATGCATTAAAATCAAACTGTGTGTCGTAGTTTAAGTAATAGTCCCAAAATTCTTGATCTGAATCTCCTCCGTCATAATCTATATTTGGACCATACAAATCAAATATATTTTCATAATCTTTTGGAACTCCAAGTTCATTAAATAAATTTGCAATATCCTTTACATTTTTTTCAGAACAAACTGCTACTTTATAAATATTTCCAGTAAAGGTTTTTGTAAATTCTTTTGTTCCTCCAACATACATGGTTAATCCAGAACTATTAAAAAATGATAAAAGTTCTTCTCCAAAATAATCTCTAAATACATCTATTTCAATTCCTACAGCAAAAACATCTGTATTATCTACTGAAAACATTTCATACAAGGTTTTTATGTTAGAGTCTTTTTTAAATATATACCTAATATCATTTCCTACACACTCTATAGATAGATAGTTTGAATTTTGATCCTCTAATCTAATTAAAACTTCTGGTCCAGAGTATTCTAATGGTTTTTTAAATAATCCGTAGAATGCATGAATTGGTTGATTTAATGTTGAAAATATATCAAAATATAAATATGAATTTATGCCTTCCCAATCTTCTGTTGGTCTTAATTTTAAAAAATAACTATCTTCATTCTGTATAGTGGAACAATCCAATAACATTTGTTCTTTTGTTTTTTCGGTACTATTGATAAAAATTTCTGGAGTATTAAAATTTTGAAAAGTTATATAGTTGTCTTCTACTAAGACATTATCTAACGATCCTTGAGACCAAGATCCTAGGTCTGGATAGTTATAATTTTTAGTGTAATCTGCAAAAGCATAATCAAAAACAACAGAACTTCCACCATATGAAGCATTTAGGTTTTCTGGATACTGGACTCCTTGGCCATAAACAAATCTACGTTTCGCAACAACAGATGGAACTGAATATGTATATAAAGCAATGCAGTCAATCTCAATAGGCTCAATATTTTCGTATGCATAGAATCCTATCCAGTCTTGCTCTTTGTCTTCTGTATTTTTAGAATCTGGCAATGTAATTAAAGAACTATCAATTGCTAAAGATATAACTTCTTCTCCATTTAAAAGAATGGTTGATAAATTATTTGTATATCTCCAATGTATAAGCATTGGCCTTTCCCATTGACCTACATAATACGATGAATATGATTTGTTTATTTTTAATATTATAAATGGACCATCTATGTAAATGCCGTCGTCAGAAGATATAGCGCCAACTATTCTTTTTGCTTCTGAAGATGCGTTGTTAGTTCTTAACCAAAATTCTAATGTAAAATCTTTGTATCTTCCTCCATCCGACATCATGCCATCCGAAGGAATTATAATCGATGGTGCATTATTATTG